GGGGGGGGGAAAGGGGGGGAAAATGTAAAAGTAAAGCATAAAAAGCAAAGTGAGTGGTAGCCCTTGGGGGCTTACCACTTTCCTATTATCAACCACTAACAAAATTATTATGGCATTAAATAACGTATTTATAGGAGGCGGAGATCCGTTATTAGGATCATCCTCTAATAGTATAAACGCAGATATGGAAGCCTATGAGCGCAGGTTACAGGAGACTCTTAGCCAAGTGCAGGCGCAAAAACAAATGGCGCTTAATCCTCAATCGCAAGCTCAGAGGAGCCAATCCCCATTATGGGATGAGATGGATAATATCGTTAATGATATGACGGATATGGAAATTGATGTATTAAACAATGATCCCGAATATCAAAAAGCTCAAAATACATTAATGGGCATACTTAACAGGGAGTATATGAGGATAATGAGGCCTATTGTGGAAGGGGTTAAAGACGGAAAAGAAACATTGGAAAATCTAATGTCAATTACTAAAAGAGTGAAGAAATCTGCTTCAGAAGAGGCTAACAAAAATATTGCACTATTCAATGAATATACTTCTAAATATGCAGATATGCCTTATGCGGAATTTCTGAAGTTGAAAAATAGTGGAAATAAGAAAAAGTCTAATTGAATGCCTTATGGAATTGAAACAACAAGCATTAGAGCTAAAAAGTAGATTTATAAACTCTGTAGAAATATGGGCGGAAGATAGGATCAATACTTTCGTTTCGGGGAATACGGCATTTAAGCCTTTGGCAAAATATTTGAAAAGAGGTGTTCATAATATTCTTATTATTAAGGATAAAGAGATAACAGAAAAGATAGAAGGTCTTATGCTTTTTGTCGCAGATGAGAAAGGCAATTATGATAAGGGGGAGCTTTTTGACGACATGATGAATATCTTTAAAACGATGAAGCCTTACAAGTTTGAACAAGGTTTTTTTAAAGGAACGATAGGCGAGGGATCTATTTTGTTAGAGCTGCCGGATAACGGACTTATGAACTTTATAATAGGTGATACTAACGCTATTCGTATAACGGAGGCTGACTTTTTGGAATTGAAATCAATATTTACAGACTAAATACAAAGAATTATGAATTACAAGGAGTTAATAAAGGATTACCATTCAAAAGGTTTTGGTACCGAAAAGAAAATGTGGGAGTCTATCTATGTGTTAGAGGATGCAATGATGTGTTTGAAAGAAAAGAATCCAGATGTATATGACGAAGCTATGCGAGATTTACATGAAGTGTTTTGTGGCCCTCATTATAATGAGTGTTTTGCTCGTGAAGATGTTGCGGGGATGCACCATAAAAATACGAGGGGAGAAACGATCAAAGGTGAACATTGGAGCATGGATCAGGTAACTTCAGCCATAAAAGGCATGAGTATACCAGGAAATACCAACATATGGGATGTATATGTCGCTCTTAATGCCAATTGGCATGATAAAAATGTCAAATTCGCGGAATGGTTTAACGCGGATGCTGACAAGAAAATCATTGAGGATGCCATCAGTTTTTATTTTATGGACGCGGACGCACCGGATGGAAAAGTTTGGTTGTACATGGATGCAATGGATGATAAGTAAAGTAATCCTATTTAGTCCCTATTTAAAAAAAACGGGGACTAAATACGGTTTACTATATTGTTTTTATTTGTAGTTAACTATATAATGTTAGAAATACAATGCGTTGATAATTAGTTTAATTGTAGTTATCTGTTGTTGTGTGTAGTGATTAACATAGACTCTCCATCTCCACAGAAAAGGCTAGCAGTTTCGACTGCAGGCCTTTTTTGTGATCAATCTTTATCGATTAATTGGATTCCTTCAGGATCGATATTGATTATCTTTTGTTTGTAAAGAGCCCCGATTGCCTGTTTGAATGCTTTTTTGCTGCAGCGAAATAGAGAGTAAATAGGTTCGGTTCACTGGCTGCATATCTTCCTTGAGCTTTGAGCGAATCCAGAATTATCTTGGCAACACCTTCTGCCTTTTGATATCCTAAGGGGGGTAAGGCTGACATCTATATTTTCGTATTCTCTGACTTCTTTGATGTACCCTTTTTAATGTTCCCCTTTTCCCAAGCGTTGAAAAACATCTGGTAGCTCAGAGTATTCGTCCGAAATAAGTCGCTTCTTTCTCTGTTTGTCCGTAAGCATAGATGTCAAATGAAAATAATAGAAGGAACTCTGTATGTCCTTATGCCTCATGCTTCTTGATAGAGAGCTATTTGCAGCTGAACTCAAAATCATGTTTCTCCCACTGCGTGATACTTGTGGTGGCATAATGATGACGAAAGTCATAAGGACATACTGATTCCGGACTTATACGTAGTTACAAATTTTTGTGTAGCATAGTAAAATGGTCATATCAGTCTTACAACGGCTACGAAAATAGGACAAAGATTCCATATAGGAATAGTACGGTATCGATGGGGGTACCCTTTTGGGTGTACGGCTTACCCAGATCTATTACACTTGCATTAGCTCTGTGGGTGTGGGATAATGAGAGCGGATATAATTCTCCGATCTCTTTTTTGATTGAAGATCTTGGATAAAATCCCAGCAACCGTACCCAAAGGCCTGTTTATTGGTTTCTGCTGACGAGGGATAGGATCTTCTAATTTGGTGGTAGACTTTTTCACTATTAGGTAATCGAATAGCTCATTACTGCTATAAACATTCATTGGAAAAGACAGAGTCTCTTTAATCTTAGATTGAATCAGGTTTACAACCTCGTTTTTCCCAGGTGATCAATTAGCATTTGGAAATTGGATTTTAGATAAGGATTATTCATAGGCTGAAAATTTTGATTAATATCAACCTATAGGTTATAAATGTTATCCAAACTCTAAATTCATAATTAACATTTTATCAAGTGATTGCAATATGAAGTTGGGATAACATTTATTGTTGCTGCCACCAGTGAATTTGCCAGAATTCATCATATTTTTGTTCGTGAGGCAAATAATTATCTGATACGCTTTAATGGTATTGACTTTCTTACAGAACATTATGATGCAGAGCATTTGTTTTCATTTGATGATACTATTCAGGAGCTTACGCAAGTTTGTCTAAATAATGGAGGGGGCATTCAATGAAACCATATTACGGTTCTAATACTATAATTGAACAGATAGACTTGTCAAGGTGTAAACCTTACAAGGACTTCAGACAAGGGTTCTATCTGGCAGAGATTAGAGAACAGGTAGAACAAATGGTAAATATAATATTTTAGCTATTTAATTGATAATAAAATAGTTATCATATCATTTACAAAAATAGGTAACGGTTTAGAAACGAGTGAGATTCAACCGATTGTTTTATTTTGCATACATTCAAAGAACATTTTTGTAACGCAAATATAAGATTTACTGCTGAAAAAAGCAATATTACAGGCTTTTACTATCCCAAAATATCGGTCAAGGGAGTCGGCTTTCACGTTCCCCCCCCAACTATAACCTTCCATCCGTCAGATAAAACCGTGTCTTCGTCACTTTTCAAACAAGTTATTCAATTCATATTTTAACCAATAAACTTTCTATATTCATTCAAATGAAGTTATCATACCAAATAACCTCGTTCCATTGTTTCTATTTTTATTAAAATATTTTGTGTAAATGGAAAATACGGGATTCAAAGTGAGTTCCGTATTTTTTATTTTATACATTTACCGAATGAAGAAGATTATGAAAGAAAAGAATCAAGTAGTGCCTAATGAGGTATTAAGAAAGGAGTTCCTTAGCCAGTTCAAAACAGAAGCCGATGTGAGCAAGTTTCTGAAGCAGTTGCATGCCCAAGTATTGGAAAAGATGCTTGAAGGCGAAATGGATGCCCATTTGGGTTATGAAAAGAATTCTGAGGCAGGAAACAACACTGGCAACTCCCGGAATGGCAGTTATCCGAAGAAAATCCAAACCGAACATGGAGAATCTGTCATTTCCATTCCGTGTGACCGTAACGGCCAGTTTGAACCGATAGCAGTCCCCAAACATGAAAGTCATGGACTTTCTATAGAGGGACATTTATTAAATATTATATCATCCAACTAATTAATATACAATGTGTTGCGGATTGGTTGGCTTTTTGTATCTTCTAGGTATTCCCCCGAAAACAAGGTTTGACGGCCCAAACAGGGGAAATTCCCCAACTAAGATATGGCTAAGATAGCAAAAATTTCAGAAATTCACCCTACTTTGGGCTTTACAGAATTTGATATTCTGGAAAAATACCGCAAGAGTTTTCATGAGAGTGGGCTTGGCAGGCTTCATTCGTTGTTTCTGTTTGAGTGTATGGCAAAAGCCGCAGGTCTGTCTGAACAACGTTTGGGCCGCAGGAACATATTCAGTCCTTCCGCAAAGATCGTCCTTATGGTCCTGAAGGCATACACCGGATTCTCCGACAGGCAACTGGTGGAACATCTGAACGGGAACATGCACTACCAGATTTTCTGTGGAATCTTCTTGAAAAACTCTTCAGTCAAAGGGATGGGATCCATAGAGAGTACGGTGC